CCACCGTCCTTTCGGTCGGCTCTCTGAGGTTCTTTGGTGGAGTAGAGTTCCGCCGAATGAAGACAATGAAGTCCCCATGCTTAAATGCTCAGTCACGTGAAGATGGGAATAACCAACCCGTAGTAGAGTTGGCGGTAGGTACATGGCGCACACACAAGGTGGACGGAGGCTTCCGAGAAATTGCAGGAGGCAAAGCCCCGTGCATCCCCGCAAGAGCGAGGAACGACGGCAGCGGACAGCCCGTGGCTAAAATAGGCTGTATGCTCCGTAGGCTAACCCCCAC